AAATATTGCATGTTGTGCATTTTTCCTACAGCATAGTTAAAAAGATTACTGTCAGCAATAAAACTATGTTTACCTTTGTTTATGTTTTGCTCATGGGCACGTTTACGTAAAATTAAATGTTGACTAGATGGACTGCCTGCATGTACCCACCCTTGTATTAAATTAACGTCACTGTCGATTATATTATTACCATAATGTAATATACCTTTGTCGCCGTGTTTTTGTACGCCGTCAATATATCTTTTTAATATATCTACCTTATGTGGGTTCTTGTGTGGGTTTGGTATACCCGATGCATATCCTACTACTGTCTTCATAATTGCTGTATTTTCCGCCAATGATTATTGTTTGCATCTCTACATTCTTGTAATGCCTCGGGGTATGTTGCAACACTGTCTAACAAGTATTCAAAGTTATCTTGAGGATTTATAAATGTTACTCTATGCTTTAGTGTATGGAATTTACTACTCCAAGGTCCTGCTACAATTACTTTTTTACCAAGCAATGTACCCCAATATGCACCGTGATAACTGTTTGTTATAATAGTATTTGCACTAGCTAAAAGTTCAATAGTTTGCTCCATGTTAGCACCACTATTAATATATCTTGGTATTGGTGTTTTTCCAAAATGGTTTGATTTTATTAATTGCTTTTTATGTTCGTACCAAATTATATCATTTTTGATTCTATAATTTTTATCAAATGCTGCATCTAAACAACTTGCACAAGGTACCCATTCGAATGGTTGACCAAAATCTCTTACGCCAACTAAATCAAAATTACTTAACCAATCTGGCCACTCAGGTCGTTTAACTCTTTTATTAGTATCTTGGTTATGTCCTGCTCCCCATACAATACGTGGTGCTGTACTGTTGTCTAACTTGTCTAAATATTCTTTTACAAGTGGTTGTAATTTGCGTAAAAATCCATCACGTGCTTCTATATTATTGTGATTTACAACATTCCAAGACTCTTTCCAAAGTGTCATTAGTGCATTTTGATCACTATTGTTAAGAGCATACTGTAAGTCATTTCCTAGGAAGTCATTTGCAATAAGGCCACCGCCTCCTGCAATTAACGGGACATCGCTTGGATAGTTGTCTGTTGCAAGATCTAATATATCTACTACTTGGTATTCGTGTTCCGGCAAATAATATTGCAACGGGTTACTTGACATATCACCGAGATTGTTTTTATCAGCTCTATGAACTACTACGTACTTAACTGCCATAATGTTCCTCCATTATCATGTCGTGAGCTGTTCCATTTTTCATTTCGCCAATATGAAACTGACCATACGCTAGGTGGCATGCCCAACTGTATATATACTCTTTGTCGTATCGCTCTGGGTTTTCTAAATTGTACAAATACTTATTTGCAACAGGATCAGCGGCTGTAGGAGCAAGTGTAAATGCTGGAACTCCATACAGTACACTTTCTACAGCGGCAATACTTTGATATGTTACCATTGCAAATGCATTGTCTAACTCGTTGTATATAGTATTTGTCATTCGTATATGTCTTGGTGGTTTTTCTCTAATAACAATAGGACGATCAGTATGCATTTTGATTTGATCTATTGTTTCTTGTTTCCACTGTTCTGCGTCTATACCATAATACTTGCAAGGTTTTTCACTAGGCATAACAAGTAAAATGTTTCGTCCTGTCTTCTTTCTTTTTGCAATTTTCATTCCTAGTTGTTCCCATCTATCACTAGGACGTTCAATTATTGCATTATGTTGTAGACCGTTTCTAACTATACGATGAAATATTTTCCATCCACCTTCATTTATTGGACTTTTGTAATTACCAAGGTAACCACTGTCCATATAATAAAACTCTCTTTTAGTTTCTAAACATTTCCAGATAAGTTTTCGCTTTGCTAAACTACGTATTAGTATAGGTTCTTTTTTATTTTCGTGAGCATAAGTGTAGTCATATATAGGAAGTTTTGCTCCTTTGGCATACATGTTTACATACTCATCTGTTTTGTTTTTACTTAAACATATCATACAATTCTTGTTTCCATAATTCATTAAACTCACAATCGCGATAATTTTCAAACCACGGGCCGCCTTCAGTATAATGAATTAATTTAGGTTTTTCAATATCGTTGTACACACCTACTAAGTAGTTCCATGTATGATCTAGTTCGCCAATTTCTTCATCTTGTAGCCAACTAAACCTATGAAAGTATGCACCATTTAATTCTAAACTGTTAACTTGATCTTGGTCAACAACTCTATTACTAGGATGACCACAGTTCCATAACACAACACTTGACCAGTTCTTACGTGGATAGATAGTTTGCTTTTGTCCATCCATCTTAATACCTTCTTTAGGTGTGTAATCATGTTGCACACACATAACAGCATACTTGTCATCTGCTTGATCAAATAATTTTTTAATGTCTGTGGTAAGGATCATATCGCAATCCATAAACACTGCCCAACCTTTGAAGTTAGTAAGCTCTGGCACAAGAAAGCGTGTAAACGTAAATTCTGTTGATGCGAGTTTATCTTCAGGACGCTTGTACCATCCTGCTTGTCTTAATTCTTTTTGTACTAATGGGCGTACATCTGCATCAGGTTGATGCTTTAATATGCTATGCTTACACACTTGGTAAGCCATATCTTCTCTTGGGTCGTAGCCTATGAATACTTTCATTAATCTCTTCTTTCTATATCTTCTTCAACACACTTTTCACCAAACTGTACTTCAATAACATGTGCTGGTACATCTTTATTATTCATTGCCTTGTGCCATACGTTACTACCAATATTGTAACTATTAGTTAATGCAGGCAACTCAAACCCTGAAATAGGGTCGCCTTCAATTTGAATAGCCATAGTTACTTGTCCTTGTGTAACATACCACATCTCTGATCTATATTTGTGTCTTTGATCGCTTAGACTTTTGCCAGGAAGTATTACAAGCTCTTTGACTTTGTATCCTTTTTCAGGTTGATCATCTAATACTCTATACCAACCCCAGTTTCTTACAGTTTTTGGATTCTTCCATTCTTCAAGTATCCAACTACTTGAATTCATTTTGTGTTCGCCGCCAACGCCAAATACAAATTCTACATTTGGCATATCACCATATGTTTTATATTCAGGTGTTGTTGTGTTAGTTCTATCTCCGCCATTGGCAAAGATTAATTCAATGTTGCTATGTGTACTAAGTGTTTGAAAGATTGCATTACATGCACTATCATCTTCATCGTTAAATCCTATAACTTGATCAACAACGGATAGTTCTTCTATAATAGAACATCTTTCATGAAAAGGCATAAAGTGTTTGCCTTTCTTTCTAGCAAGCCATTCGTCTGAGTTAACACCAACAACTAATTTGGTGCCAAGTTTTTTTGCTTCTTTAAAGTAGGCGATATGCCCTGAGTGTAGTGGATCAAAGCCACCAGTGACTAATACAATGCGTTCCATATAGATATTTATGTACGCAGTTAATGCAATGCTATAAAATTAGATTCATAGCCTTTTGGATCTTCGTACCGTCTTGCATCGGCTGTACGATGTACAAATTCGTCTTTTGTTAATTCATTTAGATGTTTGTCATGTACTGTAAAACCGTAGTTACGTAGTTGATTGTATATTTGGTCAGTACCATATAAGTAATCTTTTGTGTGTATTTCGTTACACTCAAAGTAAATTACTTTTGCTGATTTAACTGTAAATGATGCACCTTGTAGTGCTAGTAATTCTGCACCTTCTACATCAAGTTTAATAAAATAAGGTTGCAAATAAAAACTGTCTAGTGTTTTACTAGGTAATTTTAAAGCCTCAAAATTTTCCATATAGGAGTGTTTTCTTAAACCACTCCAACCTAATCTGTCTGTATCTTTGTAGAAAGTTGTTTCGTTACAATTATTGCTTATAACAAAGTTGTGTACTGTAACATTGTTATGTTTCCTAAATCTATTTGCACATCTTTCATATTGCTCTGGTAATGCTTCAAAGCAATGAAATGTTGCATTAGGAAATTCTGTTACAAAAGATTTACACCATTTACCTGTGCGAGCGCCAACATCTAACATTGTCATGTTATCTGGTGCTGTGTCGCAAATGTATTCGTAAATTAATTTATCGTCGTCTTTTTTAAAGGCTGGCATCTTCCATTCCAGCCACACGTAGTTTAACTACGTTTGTAATTTGCCATTGCTTTTGATCAAGTGCTTTAAGTACACCTAACCATTTGTTACGCATTAGTGCAAATTCATTGATAATCTTTTCATAATCAACAACGTCTGCTTCACCGTCTACATATTTTTCTACGTCACGGCTAGACAAAGCTCGTTGATAATTTTCTAGATATTTTTTGAAATAAGAGCTACGCAATCTGCGTAGCTCTATGTTCAAGTAGAATAGGATCGCTTCAATCTCTTGTAGTTGATTAAAGCGATGTTCAACAATGCCTGGCATAGATGCGGCCGCCTTTTCAACGTTGCCTGTTAACTTACATTCTTTTTTAGCATCATCTAATTCAGCTTCAAAAAATGCTACAGCATCAGGTATTTTGCCAACGTCTCTGGATACTTCACTATACCAACCCATTCTTAACCCCACTCTTCCTCTTCGTCATTAAAATCGTCTACGTCATCTATTTCTAAATAGTAGCCGATCGCTTCATCAAGATGTGAATCGTTGCCTAATAGTTCTTTCATCTGTTGATCGTCTACACCGTAATCGGCAAGGTGATCAACAAACTTTTCGGCAACTAATTCAACTTGTTTCTTGTCAACATACTCTTTGAATAAATTCCAAACGTCAATCGCTTGTTCCAAATCCATAATTACTCCTCTGTTACAGCTTCTTCTAATGGTTCGTCTGCTTCAGAGGTATTTACCACAGTTGACTCTTTTACAGCGTAATCAGACATTACTTTGTCTAATAATTCGCCTGACCAATTTTTGCGGTATTCTAGGATCTCTTCTCCATCCATAGTAATATATTTTAGTCTGTTTCCTTGTTTCTCAATGACGCCTTTTGCTTCAAAAAGTTCTACGATGCCACTGTAAGGATTCATTCCTGTTTCATAAGGAATCTTTACTTGTACACCTTCAAACGGTTTTGCGTAACGTGTTTTCATTACTTTACAGCCAGCACGGATACCCATGACTTGACTGATTTTATTACCGTCTGCATCTTCTTTGAGCTTCATCTTCTTCATTGCTACAACAATGCTAGAAGCGTATATAAAGCCCTGTCCGCCACTTATTTTATCATCTGGATCAAACATATCCTGCGATGCATAAGTGTGGTTAGTACAAACAAGTCCTACGTTATGAGCACCAATCATGTTAACAGTATTTCTAACAAGTGCTGTTAGTGCTTTAGGCTTACGACCCATATCACCTTTCATATCACCTTTGTTAAACTGATCAACATCTGTTGGTGTTAGTAACATACCCAACGAATCAATTACAAACAACACTTTAGGACGATCTTCTTCATCCATTGCTTTGTAGTCTGTCATAAACGTTGAAATAGTTTTTGCAACATCATCAATCATACTCATGCTTAACTTGAGTAGTTTTGATTCGTCACAGTCAACACCTAGTGCTTCTAACCATGCTTGATCAAGTGCATTTTCTGAGTCAATTAAAACTACATAGATGCCTTGTTCTTGTGCGTGTCTTACAATATTACCTGCTGCAAAATAACTTTTACCTGCACCAGATTCGCCTGCGAACACTGTTACCTTACCTAGCGGAACACCTTTGTTAAAGTCGCCACTAATAAGATAGTTAAGTGCATAAGAGCCTGTGCTTACCCAATCCGTAGGATCGTTAAAGCCACTACTCATGCCTTGAATAGACTTTGTTAAGTCTTTTCTAAATTTACTTACGTCAAATGATTTAGCCATTTTATCTCCTATATGAAAGTTTTGCTTCTACTAGCGTTTGGTACGTTGACAGGTAAACCGTGAATCTCTGTATCCGGGTTAACTAGTAGAAGCATTAAGTATTATTGACTCTGTCTGTTTCGAATCATTGCAAGTATGTCACTTGCGTTACCTTCAGGTGCAGGAGTCGCTTCTGCAGCTGGTGCCGCTTCTGCTACTGGTTCAGGTGCCGGTGCTGGTGCAGCTGGTGCCGCAGGTGCTACTGGCTCTGATGAACGAGATGTTGCTGTTGCATTAGCACTTGCCGCTACTTGCGGGTCGCCTGTACGTGCTTGCATACCTGCAGGACGGAAGTATTGACTCCAACGTTCTGCGTCATACGCTTCGCCGTCTACAGATGCTTCAAACATCTCTTGCATAACTTTGACAGCTGTCTCATCTGGCTTCTTAGGTAAGAAGTCACTTAGATTAAACAAGCCATGTGTGTTAACAGCATTCATTTCAGCATCGCCTAATGGACGATCTCTACGAGCCCATGTTGACGTGGAATAGTCTGCGTAACCACCTTTGCTAGTTTTGTTAAGACGGAAGTCTACACCTGCTGTGTAATCTGTTGGCAATTCTTCCATGTCTGGGTCCATCAATGCTTGCTTGATGATTTGGAAAATTTGCGGACCAATAATAAAGCGTCTGACTGGATTTTCAGGTGCTTCGTCATCGGAGATTGGATTGTCAGTTACAAAGCCTTGGAATACGTATGAACGCTTTTTCCAATACTTACGACCCATATCTTCTAATGATGGATCTTTAAACCAACCACGTACTTCATTAAGAATAGTACATGTTTCGCCGTACATTTCCATACATGGAATTTGTACTTGCACAGGACGTGAGTCTGTTTCGCCTTTTACTCCAGCAAATGGAAGTTTGATCATCAAACGTTCTGCCCAGAAAAATGTGTTATCTGGGTTACCGTCAGGAAGGAAACGTAGAGTTGAACTCTCGCCTTCTTTCATATTCCAAAATGGGTAAATTGGGTTGGGACCTTGTGGTCCTCTGTTTCCGCCAGTATTGGCTTCTTGTTGTTTGAGCTTTGCTCGGATTTCTGCTAATGATGCCATAATTTATGCCTCCTATATGCCTTTATGGTTATTTTATGTGCCTAAAAAGTATAACACATGTATTACATGTTACACTCATATATTTATAAAGTCAAGCGTTTTCTTGCCTTTATTTTGAAATAATTAACGGAGTCCCGCTAATTCTCTCATTCGATCATACTCTGAGTCTGTTTCCATTTGTTGAGGATTGTTTCTCATTTGAAACTCTTCAAAAGTTTGATTGATCTTTTCGATGAAAGTTTTTGCTGGTTCAATAAACTCTTCACCGTAATCTTTTTCTATCATAGTTAGTACTGCTGTTTCACCTTTAGGGAAACTTCCGTTTTCTCTATCATAGTATGAAAGGATGAACTCGCCTAATGGTGTCTTTTCGTCCTTTTCAAGTGTTATTTCGTCGCCGTCTGGTCCGTCAACTTTGTCGCCTTTTTTCTTGCCATTCATTTTGGCTTTCTTTACAGCGTGTGCATATGCATTGCCTTCGTCCATGTTATCGATCATTTGTTCAATAACACCTTGGATAATATCATCTCTATCGTCATCAGCATGTAAGCCATGTTCCATGCCGTACTCGGTAATTTCTTGATCAAGTTCTTGATCGCTTATGCCCATTGCTTTTGCTAGTGCTGGTTCACCACCTTTTTCATATGCTGACATAAATTCGTCTGCCATCATATCTGCTTTGCTTGGCTCCGAACTTGGATCAAAACTTTCATCTGCAACATGTACTGATACCATATCGTCACCGTTGCGTAGTCCGCCTTTTTTAACTTTTACGTGTTCTTTGCCGTACTTTGCTACAGCTTCTTCTGGTGACATACTAGTTTGCTTCCATTTCATTTCGCCTTCAGCAAACTGACCCATCATATCTTCAAAGCCTTGTTCTAATGCAATTTCTTCTTTACTTAGATACTTGTCTTTAATTTTACCTTTTTCTTCTTCGCCGGCGCCCTCACGTCCTGCTTTTTGTAATTCTTCAAAACCTTTTTTGCCGTACTTCTTAATACCTGTGTAACGTTGTAAGCCTGACTCGTCTAAGTCACCTGGATTAATTTCTTCTGCTTTACTTGCTTCACTTACTAGTTTGTAAATGTATGGAAATACATCTGATAGTTCTTCATTAAACTGTCTAATAGTTAATTGGTCAATCCAATTTTCAGCAACGTCTGCCGGAACATCTTCTAATACAACTGGAGCAAATGCTTCAAATGCTTCTGCATAAAACTTTGGCTTTTGTAATGATTCAATTGTCTTCTTAACTGATGCAACACGTTCTTTAACAACATCCATATATTCACTTAGACTTTCTGCCATTACACTAGAGCGACCCATGTAATTTTTGAACTTTCTAAGTTTTGCTAATTCTTCGCTTAGGCTTGTAATGTGCTTACCAAAATCATCATAAGCATTACCGCCTTCTGCAACGTGACGAGCCATTGCTCTTGCACCACTTAAATGTTTGTATGGATATAAGAAACGCTCACCTTGTGGTGATTCTACATATATTCTACCAATGCTTCTATTACGTCCTGTAGGTGAAGTTTGGTCAATACTTTCGTTGTGCTTAATTACTAGTCTGGCTTCTCCAACATCTTGATAACTTATCTTAGATGTGCCATATAATTTTGATTCTGTCATGTTGCTATCTCCGGATCGCTGTGCAAGATATTTATAGTCTCTTTTCTCTAAGTTAGACTTTGTTATGTCTCTAGTTGTAAAATTTAGTAAACGTTTTTTACTAAAAGTTCTTAATTCTTTTAAGAAGTCATACCATGTACTTTTACTTACATTGTTTTCTGCTACGTCTTTGTTGTGCATAACAACTACACCATCTTCTTCTGATAGTGATATGCTTACTTTGCCTACATCAGCGTCTGCTTCTCTAAACGGAAATTCAAAGAATCTTGCTTGTTTAGGTTCTTGTGTAACATTACCTTCTTCGTCGCCAATTGTTACTCCAGGAAATCTACCCCTGATTTTTGAAAACAATTCTTCTGCTATGATATCTATATTCTGCATAATGTATTTATCAATAGTTGCTACTAACGAAGATAGGCATTGGTGGTTCATAATCTTCTAAATCTTCTGCCTGATTAAACGTATTATAAATCCTAGGATCCCAGTCTTTAAGTACAGCCATCATTCTTATAGCAAGTAATGTTGCACTTATTAAATCATCATGATGTCCTACCTTTGCTTGGAAACTAGAACCTGTAGCAACAAATGCCTTTAGTTCAGATAACAATGGTTTACTATGCACAATCATTTTGTCGCCTTCAACCATTGTTTTTAATCTACTACATGCTGTTATTTTTGTGCCATGTGTTGTGTTAAACCCTTTACGGAATTTACGTACATGGCCTTTTCGAATTGGTTCAGACACAAATAGGCCTGGTATATTCTCTTCCCCGAAATCGTTTATAACGATTAGTGCCGCTTCTCCAATACCATTATTTTCTACAGACCAATATACACCATTTTCGTTATTAGTCTCGGACTGTATGTACTTACAAATGTCTGCTAGTACTCTTATTTGTCCAGGTATTGCTGTAGTGTTGTGTTGCCATTCTGCTACCTGTGTATAACTAGGTAGTTCAAACACTTGTATTGCGGCATAGTCTCCACCTGTACCCATACTAGGGTCAAGTGCGACAGCATATGTATATTCTGAAGTTGGCTTTTTGTACCAACGTGTTTGCCCCATATTTAATATAGGGCTTACACCTTCCATGGTTGCAAGATATATACTTGATATTAATGTTTCATCAAATACTAAGAATTCACAACCATATTCACGTCTAAACTTTTCTTCGCCTATACGTCCTATTTCTTGGACTTTCCATTCTTCGTCTCTATCAGGATGTTCATCCCATTGGGCAACAAAACTATGAAACCCGTTTATACCTAACTCTTGTTCGTTACCGTGTTCATCAAATTTTTCTTCTGCTTGCTTCCAAATAGTTGCAAATGTATCTTCGTCACTGTTTGGTGTACTAGTAATAATAGCACGACCACCTGTTGCTAGTGTAGGTGATATTGATGTCCAAAACTCTTCAGCAATATTAGGTTGCAC